GTTGTGCCTAATTTTACTAGAGGCACTATTACTGCAACCACAGAATCAACTACAAAAGTTATAGAAACAATTCGTCAAGTTGAATATACAACTGGCACGTCTTATACTGTCACTGGAACTAATATTAATATTCCTGGCACTCCTCAACAAGGAGCAAACTATACCATCATGAATCAAGGTGCTCCGTTCCAGTTTAGTGAGACTTATCTCGGACCTGGAGTGGCTAAAGAAACATGGATAGATCGCACCACAGAAACTCAATCTACCACAAACTCAGTATCTGTCTTTACGCAGTAGGTGTTTATGTATCGGGACCAGCATCGTTGGCTCAAACAGCTCCTAGCAATACTAATATTGCTGGTCCTAGTGCTTCTGCTACAGGAAACGTTACTAACCAAGCAGTCCAAGTCCTCCAGGGTCCGTATGCCGTCAATACGTATGGCTCTGGAGTTAGTTGCCAGGGACCGACGATGAGTTTATCCCCATTTGTATTGGGGAATATTAATAGCAGTCAAGATCCAGAAACATTTCAAACTCAGAATGGAAATGCTGGTGTTAGTATGGGATTTAACTTTCCTCTGGATGGAGGTTTGACAGAACTCTGTAAGGAAAGAGCACGATCAGAAATCAAAAGACAGAATGCTGAAGCAGACAAAGCTCGTCTCGATTTTGAATTAGTAAGACTTTTAAAATGTGGAGAGGCAATCAAGTCTGGTATTACATTTCATCCAGACAGTCCATACCATAAAATCTGTGCGGATGTAGTTGTCAGGTATCCCACACCAATTGCTGTAACAAATCCACAAAAACCAGATACGAAAATAAATAGGGCAGATAAGTAATTCTACCGTGCGATATGTATCAGTTATGCTTCTCAAGCAAAATGGACGAGTTGAATGGTATGACATCCCCTGGGGTAAATCCCATCTTGACGTTATTAGGAAACACGGTACTATTCTTATGACTATTGTACATGGATAAGGAGGTATTCAGATGTACTCACTATCAGAAAAAGATGTCAATCGTTTAATTATACTATGTGCCGAAAAGGCAGTTTCGACTTCTGACAAGAGTACTAAACAAGAATATCAACATCTCCTTAATAAATTGAAAAATTATAAAGAACAAAATCTGTTATGACACATCTGGTAGTTGAAATCTTAAATAATCCTGTTTGTTTGGGCATTCTAAGTGGTGCTCTAGTTATACTACCGATTATTGGTATCGCAAAAATACATGAGCCACCGAATGGACCAAATAAATCCAGAACGTCTAGTGACACAGAAAGAGTGTCAGGAGATGATTGATGCTGCTATACGAAGGCACAATAGGAATGCTTCCATTATTTCTATGTGCGTTGGTTGGGTTGTCCTTGCTCTATTTGCTGAAGGACTGTTAAGACTCGTTGGTGCTATTCCACCTGTATTTCCATGGCTGAACATTACCCTGAAATAATTGGTATTGTATTGCTGCTAGTCTTTGCAGCAACTATGTTCTATCAAGGAACATGCATTCTAAGAAACCAACGTGGTTATTCTCTTCGTGACTATATGAAACAAGATAGTACAAATATGCGTAAAAGAATAGAAGACATACTAAAAGACAAATGATAATAACAGAAGAAGATATACAAGAACTACAAGAGAGAGTTTTGGAACAAAAGATGAAAGAACTCTTTGAGGAACCATCTAGTTACGAAGACGAAGATGAATGAGTTTCCTTGGGGAGTTCTTATTATTTTGTCATGTGGTTTGTTATTCACAGCATACTGCATCTATTACATTTTACGTCTAGCATACGAGGAAATGGAAGATGATCATAAACACAAAACCAAATGATTGGAGAGAACGAGACGAGAAGTGGCAGGCAAGAGCTTTTTACTTATCTTCGTTTGTCCGATTGAAAGCAGAAATTACTCCACACATTTATGAATTTATTGACTATCTAATCAGTCAAGGATACAAACCACCTCTCGATGATTTACACAAAGTAGATTATGAAATGAGAAAACTTTACACCGAATATGCTCAACATACTGGATGGGATGATCGTATATGACTAGTCTAATCTTTAAAAGTATTTGTTTATTTGGCTCCATGGGATTGTTTATCTACTGGGGTCTTACACACGCATATCCATCATGACTTACTACAATTTTATTACATATGAAGTTTTACTACTGATCATGGCACTTGGGGTGATCAATTATTATCGACATAAACCAAGACCTAGTTTTGTTTTAGCCGTTGCCTCATGCGTCCTTTCAATTATACTTTGTGTAATTATGTTCTGGTGGATGATAGATACTGTAGTGTATTTGAAATATGAGGTATTAACTTCACCTCTATTCAGAGCAGAACCACCTAGACAGATTTTACCAACATGAAGAAACTACTAACTTCCGTCTTTATTGCAGCATCATTAGTTGGACCAGTTACTGCAGAACCCGTTGTAAAAGATTACAGTTATGATGCTCTAGGGTGCATGATACTTTTAGAATGCACAAGAGGAGTTGATAGAGTAAAAGTTGGACAGGATTTAGGATCAGTACAAGAAGACTATAAAGAAGAATACTCTAGAATTATTGCAGCACTGGAAAATGTTGGTGTTGCTGTTTATATTGCAGACGAAAGATATTTCCCACACAATACTAATGGTGTCTATAAACCAAAGTATAATCGATTTTTCATTCGTAGAGATCTATTAGAAGATCGCAGAGAATTCATTAAAACACTTCGTCATGAAGCATGGCACGCTGTACAAGATTGCATGGCTGGTGGAATGCAGAATGCCTTTATTTCTCAAGTCTATCAAGACAAAGACATTCCAGAATGGATTACAGAAACTACTGCAAGAGTATACGGTCTTGCTGGTCAAGGTGCTGCTGTGGCATGGGAAGCAGATGCAAATACAGCAGAAATAAGATCTGGAGACACAGCAAGATATCTTGAAATGTGTGCCAAAGGTCCACTATGGGAACAAGTAGAACCAACACCGATGACTAAAGAATGGTTAATTGGTTGTGGTTTTATGAAGTCTGATGGCAGACATAACATCTATTCTGCAACAAAGCAAGTAAGTGAGTGTAAAGAAGGGAATAAATAATTTTAATTCGGACAAAGAATATTATGCTCTCCACCCAATACAGGCTCAGGTTAGAGTCTATTTGTGAACGGATTGTAAATAAGGAGGAAGTTGCATTAGAAGAAATGATATGGGCAGAGAAGTTAGCAAAAGCTAATCGATCTGCTGCAAGAATTCTTCGTCAAGCAAGAAGACGAGCAGAAAATCCTGACATGCAAGAAGGTGACATGGATGACTTTCTCAACCAATTAGATATTGGTGGAACTGGTCATGATCGTTTTGGGAAAAGAGGATTCGATAATATCGATGACATGATAGACTGGTGGACTGAAGATAGACCTGAAGATTGGAGGCAAAGAGATTAATGAGCGAAGTTCACTTTAAAAAGCATAGAGTATTCAGAGAGACAGAATCCGTTGTCTTCTATGATATTTCAGTAGAAGATAGCAACGCACAAGATCTGGTAGTTCATACTGGTCCTGCGATCTCACCACCTGATGATATTGTAGGAGCAAAGCAGTTCTACATTCATTATCATCAAGTCGATCACAATCGTGTTCTACAAGGTCTTAGAACATTTGAACTTGTAAATAAAGAGTGGAGATATCCATACCATATCGTTCATCTTAACCGTTCGTCTGGTGCTCTTTATATTCCTAAGATGACATATCATCGCTCATATTCTGGTGAAGAAGGATCGATTGTTATTAATCAAGCCATTCGTGATGAAGAGTTTAATCCTGAAACAGAGTTCATTCCTGTGTCAGCAGCAAAAGATCCAGACCTTTATCACATTTTGGCACATGAGAAACCTGTCATTCATACCCTAGGAGAATAATATGGACATCGAATCACAAAACGAAAAGTGGAACAGGGGTCTTGACCTATTCATCGAGAGTGTTTATAAACCTGATCATGAACTAAGGCAGTGTGCTCACAATCAAAAATGCTACAACGAACTCATGGGTATTCGTTGGCATGTTCTAGAATATTTACAAACACTAAGAAAGAATTAATTTGGTATCAAACTTTACAGTGATGCTTGAATAAATACAAATAACGGGGTATACTAATCCCCTATCGTTCATCCTAATGTCTAAAGCACTTCTGCTTTTGGCATGGATACCCTTTCTGATCTTTC